ACTTACGACTGTAATATAATAAACGTCAAGACGAAAAGGGTTCGGAATATTAGTTTTCCGAACTCTTTTTTTACGCTCATTTAAAAATAAAATAGCATTTTTACTAAAAAGTGCTGAGAATTGCAAGTAATATTTAGACACATATTCATTTTTGTTAATTGTGCACAAAAGAAGAGTGCTTTTAGAAACCGGATCAGGCGCTAAAAGTACTATTTTATTGTGCAGATTTACAACAGCTTTTGCATAATCTGTTTTTCTGTCAAATTTTTTGTACAGATTTTGGTACCATTCCTACCCCCTCTTAAGACTATCTAAGTAATCAAAATACGATTACTAAGATAGTCTATATGTCCCCCGCCCATTTCCCCGGGGGACAAAAGAAAAAAAGGGCATCAAAAGAAAAGGCAAGTTTTCGCTTGCAATATAGCTGTCCGGGGCTTATGGCTCTGTATAGGGCTTGTGGGAGAGGTGGCTTCCAGAGAACAGACAGTTCTCTGGACTCTCGTGTTTAATTTTTATGGGTAGTGGACGGAAAAATTAACAGAGGTAGGATGAAATCACCCCCAACCCCTCAAGGGGTGTAAAATTGCCTTTCACCAAATACCAAGTTAACCTACGAGATCAGCAGCAGACAGACCGTCAAACTGTCTCCTGGGGTAGTGATTCATCCAATCCTGGATAGCTTGTATTTCTGCTTTTGAATACAAACCAATATCATCACCTTTTGGAATCCACCGTCTGATAAAACGATTACTGTTTTCATTCGTTCCACGTTCCCCGGAGCAGTACGGATGACAGAAGTAGACCGTTGTGCGGTTCTTCTTGGTTCTGCAGCTTCTTTCGATAGACTGCCAGTCCGCAAATTCCATACCATTATCACAGGTAATTGTCTTAAACTTTCCCCTGAATGCCGGAGAACCTATTTTTCTTTCATACCGATCCAGTGCCCTGATCACAGATTTTGCAGTTCTGTCCTTGATCTTAAAAATCAGTTCATCACGTGATTTTCTTTCAGACAGCACTAACAGACATGTAAGATCATCCCTGGAACTATAAACTGTATCCATTTCCCAGTGACCGTATTCTTTACGTTTCAGGATCTCCCGGGGTCTCTCTTCAATAGATTTTCCACGTTCAAATTCTTTTCTTTTCGTCTTATACCTTTTATCCTTTTTCGGTCGGGCATAAGGCAGACTATTCACCGTTACACCCTTGATCCGGTGAGCATAGACATAATTGTATATGCTCTTCACGCATAACTTATGATCCGGGAGCGCATATAGTGCAGCTTCCGGGCTGTACTTCTGATCCAGGATCAAAGCAGCCACTTCCGCAAGAAATGGATCATCAGCAGACAGTTTTCTTTTCCGACCTCTACGGCTCATATTTTCCTTATGGATCCGCTGCCCCACATCATAGCCATAGCGTTTTTCATCCTGCCACAGCTTACCCCTTGCAATAAAAGTACCTCTTTTAATTTCATTGTAGACAGTAGCTCTGCAGCATCCGATCATCTCCGCAATCTTTGCTACCGGTGTCTTTTCCTGGTGTAACTTTTCAATCAGGTATCTGTCTTTCTCCGTTAGGTATTTCACGCCTGAACCCCCTTTCATACTTCGAGGGTATCAGGATCACAGATATATTTATCAAGGTTAAAATAAACAGCTGCGCTGACCTTGACAAATATATCTGATCCTGATAGTCCAGTCAGCCGGGATACGAAAGGAAACTTTTCAAAGGTCACTACGTTCCCAATGAAAAGAATAAAACACCCCAAACCCCTCAAGGGGCTTTTTTCTTCCTGGTCTTTCCGGTACATCTCCTTTTCAATTCATTTCCGGTATGTCTTGTGCATCAGTCTGAATAATAATTTTTCACCTGGTCCAAGTAAAGAACCGTAAAAATTCAAAGTAATGAATTTTTATCTAACTATAAAAATCGAAAAAATAATTTTTATAGTTTTCTTGACTTTTTCCCAGGAGAAAAATTTTCCATTATTCAGACGCCCAAGACAGATATACCGAAAACGAATTTATAAGAAAAGGAGATGATAGAAGCAGAAAGACCCAGGAAGAAAAACTAAAACCAACAACCCAGAGCAGAAACCCAAAAACGTGATAGGCTCCGCCGGAGCCGGGAAGGTGACAAAATGAAGAAAGCTAAAAAAGAAAATTATAGGATCGTAACAGAAAGCGGAAAACAGTTATTTAACCAAAATTACACGGAAGCAGGAGCCAACAGAATATGGGAAATGTACGACGGAATCTACACCGATGACAACGGAAACCAGGAATATATCTACGTAGAAAAAATATAAATAATTGCTGACCTATCGGCAGGACGGGGAGAAAGAGGACCAACATGACAAAAAAAGAACTGGAAATCAGATGTGAAATAATGCAAGAAAGACTCAATAGAATCAATGAAATATGTGAGGGATATACAGACAAAAGCAAAGCATCTGAAACCATAGGCGCGATAATGGCACAATGTGACCCTGATTTTTTAGAAAAGTGTATCAGCTGGAGATTGTAATATTGACAAACAGAAAGGAAAAAACCTATAATATCCCCAAGAAAGGGGTGCAGGTTATGGATGAAGAAATGACAGCTATTGAAATGCAGAGATTTTTAAATCAGCAATACGCAGAGGGAAAAACAGAACTAGAAGCATACAGAAATCTGATGGCAATACTGGGTCTGAGTTACCCACAGAAAAGCGAAAAGGAAAAATAAGAAGAGGGGCGCAAGCCCCTCTAAACTTTTACCCCATAATTCTTTCGGAACCAATCCACAGAATCATCAAGTGGCAACCATCTATTTTTCAAAAAATCATCATAACCCTTATAATCAAACTGTGATCCGTTCCGAAACTCTTTGATCACATTGAACCGTCTGCAAAAAGCATTCCAGGTACTGGCATCCTCTGTTTGAACAGTTCTATAAAGTTGATCAAACGAAATGTTACTTGTAAAATATATGTGCGTGAAGCAGGCTTGTTTATTATTATATCTACACGGCAGTTCAAGAGGGTAAATATCCAGCCACTTAAGCAATATATTGATATCAAAATCGCAAGCACGGAAATCATCAAACAAAATAACATCTTGCCCCTTATATCCATCCCAGGGGTTCCGGTTATCAGTCACGCGATAAACTTTATCGTATCCGCCATATAATTTATATACTCCGGAAGTCTTGCCACTTCCTGGATCACCGAACCAGTATTCCACATGCATCTCACGAACTATATTTTTAAACTGTTCATACCGGAGTATTTCCCGGCACCGTTCCACTTTCTCCAGCTGCATCATATAGTTTGGATTATCTTCAAGGATCTCATAATTACTTTTTCCATCTTTAATCATATCATACAAGGCAACTAGATCATTCCGTTGTCCCTGGTGCTCGTCCGGAACAATGCCAGACTCTTCAAACGTATTTTTTAAATTTGTTTCTTCTTTCGCAGTACCTTTATATTTTCCCTCTTTGCGAATGTAATCCCTTGCTTGTTGCAATGTACCCCGGAGCATATCAAGCTGTGATCCAGGGGGAAACTTTTTTTGTAAAGTACTAAACCGAAGTTGACCGCCACGATGAATAACAATGTGTGTATGTAAAGTATGCTTTTCGTTTCCAATCTCATCACACATAGCCCAGTAGTCAAGAGACCGAATAGAAGAAAGCACTTCTTTAATTTTTTCATGTGTAAAGCCTTTATCCAATGGATTATTGATAGTGATCATCCATTTCCGACAACTGGTATCTTTTTTGCTCTCCATGTGCTTCTCCATTTTGTTACAAAAGTTATATTGTAACAGCCATTTGTTACAAGTACTTGTAACAGTGCAAATTCAGTAAATACAATACTTACAAGAGTTTTGTTACACGTTACAAAAGTTGCCTAGGGGTAATACTAACCCTAGGCAACGCCCTTGACGGCAGGAACCCGGCACCGCGGGACCTTTGCGCCCAAGGACGCGCCCCGCTTCGCTTGTGGGCGCTGTCCCTGGTCACAAGGCTAACCGGGTGCCCCCTACCGTAAAGGGTGAAGTGCACGTTGCAAGCTACAAACGGTTGCACAACTCGTTCTGTATTTCATCGATTTCCTCATCAACGTGTTTTAAATGATCAGACAAACAAGAGAGATTGCTTGCATTGACTTCCTCGATCGAATTAAAACGATCCACCGAAACACGCAACAAAGAAATATCTTCATACACGTCCTCCAGGTCCTGTTCCCTTTCACGGACACGGCATAACATATAAGTCACAACAATCACAGTAGCGCAGATAACCAAAACAATAGCAAGAGCCATATCAGACACCGCCTTTCTTCCTGGGACACCAACGAGGAGTATATTTACAAGGAACAATACTATCATTCCACCCGGTATAACCAATAAAACCAGGCATAGACCGGATATCACGATCTGAAAAATACTGCATGATAAACTCCTGATCAGGATGTTCACAAAAACAACTTTTCCGATTACCATACCCGGAATGATAAAATTTACAATAATCACATTCAGAGCATTTTATTTTATCAGCCATAATACACCTACTTTCTTGATTTTTTACTATTACGTTTCTTCCGCCTACTAAACAGAAAAATTCCGTATTCTTTTGGAGAACTGGAAGGTTTTACAAAACGCATATAATCCCGATAAGATAAAAGAGAATATATAAATTCATCCATAAAATACCTACTTTCTCAGCTTTTTGCTGGCACGCTTCAATTTACGTGACGGATTAACAATACCTTCAATATTCACCGGGTTATTCCGCTGCAGATCAAGAATCTGTTCTTCAGTTAACATGTCACCTTCCTTGCATGACTTCGTAAGATTACCGACACATGCCAGAGTATCATAAGCATTAAAAGCAGCATCCTTAATAAACCAACCGAAACGTCTTTTCGGTTTGATCAGCGTAGGATCAGAAGCATTTTCAAGGTCAAAAGCATCATACTGTTCATGTACCATGATTCGCCATATCTTATTGCAGGTATAGACATAGCTAGTCACCTGACGGAGCAGAGCATCCACATGATTAAATCTTTGCGATGTATAGATCAGACCGATATGATGGTGACGGCAGGTCAAAAGCGTGTTCAAAAACAGAGGATCTATATTACTCTTGAAACTCCGGGAATTAAGCTGCACCGAAAATTCATCACCCAGCACAATAGTGCAGGTCAAAGTATCATTCTTTTCATCCACAGCACGCATACGATCAGCAACAGCCACAATCTGCGCCATAGATACAAAATCCTCATAGGGAATATCCAGGGAAACATTAGAGATAATATGTATCTTCTGGGTGACCCATTTCTTACGGTTAAAGTCATAAATCTTCCTGTCATTGTACCGCTTATATAACGACACAACCTTATGCACCGCTGACAAGGTTTTACCCTTACCAAACAGACCTACATAGCATACGATCATACCGGTATGACATATATTCCAACAGCGATAGCGGAAGTATTTATACAGATCAATCACAACATATCGCACAGTACTGATCGGATGCGTAACAATGACACGGACGCAGACCGACACAATACAGGCAAAAACGATGATAAATAAAAACAATTCAAGCATACGATCACCGCCCAACCTTTAAGCAGTTAGCAGCTATGGAGCTGATGCTTTCGAGAACCATACAGAACACGATCAGTCCGACCACCACAGCCGGAGTAAATTCATTCGATCCGTTACAGATATAATTAATTATGTTTTCCATTCTTCATAATCTCCTTTGCATAACGACAACTATTAACCAGGTAACACATTTTGCACCGTTGGACATCATCCCCGGCGCGGATCACACGACAACCAATAAGATCATGACAATGGTTATCTTCATTGATGCAGGATCCTTTTAACCTGCAGGTAAAATTAGCGCATGGACTCATTTGTCTAACACATCCTTTCTGCCATCCAGGCTGCGACCAGTCATGTTAGCAACCGCAATTTTTATCCGCTTAATTACCCAAAAAGAGAGCAGCAGAAATATAATAGTGTCCAGTCTGTAATTTATTGCCGAAAAATAAGGCCCAAGATCGTCTGCAGATAAATTCTGTACTTGTACTTGTTCCGTCGCAGGTTCCGAAACAGCGACAGTAAAAGGTATATAATTACCATCACTATCCATAACATAGACATTTGTTCCGGGTTCTCCTGGATCCACGGACTCAGTAGGGGGTTCTTCCGTAACAGATCCGGCATCTTGTACCATATCGGATTCAATACTAACGCTATCGGATAATATAGGATCATCAGTTCCAGGAACATCCAAGGAAGTTTCCTGATCATCATTTTCAACAGTTTCAACAGTCTCGATATTTTCATATTCATTCATTTTAACAACCTTTCTTGATAGATGCCCCGGCATATGGTAGGATAAAGAAAAACACCATACGGAGGGGAAAACAATGCAAACAATAATAAGTACATTTATAGGTGCAGGAGTTATTCTACTTATTGCATATCTCTACAACAAATACAAAAAAGAAAACGAATACGACATAGAAATAGACAATAGCGAAGAATTAACCAAAAAGGATATTCTGAGCATAAACCAATACAATGACGAAAAAGCTGATAGCAGAACAGATTACATAATATCCATTTTGGAAAAAATAAAATTTTGGCTAACGATCATCGGAATATATTTTTTAATAAAAATAATTGCAACAATCATAATAGCAATTACATATGGAGCAGCCATAACAAAAGCTTTAAGTTATCTTACTTCCACAATCTAAATAACAAATAAAGAAACAAATAACCAACAGAACCAAAAAGCAAAACAGAATACAGAGTAAAAGAATATCCGAACAACGTGATCTGAATAGACAAAACAGAATCACAAATAAAAAATATTTGTTTAAAGACAGTCATTTATCACCTCCCAAGAATACGACAAACAAAAATAACAAATATACTTCCAGCAATTAAAGAATTAACCCATCCAGGAAGAAAAGAGAAGAGAGTAGCAATAAGTTCCGGGAGCTGCTGCATAGAAGCAATTAACCCTTTTACAATAGAGAAAAAATTGTTGCCGGAAGAAAGAATAGCATCTGCATAAGACTTATTTTCATCAGTCTTATCTACCTTGTTAGCAGTTCCCGTAGATTCATCGACCTCAATATCACTAACAGTACCTTTAGTGCAATTAACAATAACAGGTTCACCCATATATAAAACGCCACCTTTTTTATAACAAGGAGTTAACCACATTTCACCATTCCACGTCTTACCAGCGTTCGTATACTTATCAATCAAAGAATCAATATATACACGAATAGACCCCTTACCAATCGTAACAGTATCGTAAGTCTCATATGATTCATTTAAAGAAGAATCATATACTGGATAAGAACAAACAACTAAAGTATCAGAATCAGGAACAATAGACATATCACTATTTGCGGTTGTGCCAGTCCAGGTAATAGTTCCATATGCTAACATAGGTTTATTCCATACCACACCAGTTAACTTAAAATCTGACAAATGAACAGTACCGTCATCACCAGTATCAAATGAAGATGTAGCATTTCCATTAACATCAAAATCAATGACAATACTATTGCCTTTGTTCCAAGGATTATTTACACCAGTCTTAATATAGGGAGTAAAAAATAATTGCTTAATACCTGATCCATTAAAAGTTTTAAAACTATCAAAAGTTTTATCCCACACAAGATTTTTACGATTCAGGGAAACGAAATCAATATCCTTAGATTGCCCATTATAATATAAAGCTTTAACCCCTAAAGATAAGTACTGGGATCCTCCAAGATCGAAAGCGGAACAATTAACTGCATTAGACCAAACATCAACAAATTCAGCATGAAATGACGTATCGTACCGAAAACCAATAAGAGAAATATTATTGCCTATAACCTCTCCATCAGTAGGCACAGAATTTTGAACAATACTTTCAATTTTGCCATTAACATCAAAGTAAACAAAAACATCTGAACCGTGGTAAAAATCACCCCACGCACCTAATCCGGCTTGCCTATAACATGGTGTGATTCTTATGTACCGCAGAAACCAATTTTCATCATCAGGCTTTAGACCTGACACATCAATCGTCAACGTTTTATCTGCAGTAGCAAATTCATCCGGGTATGCATCCGCCTGCTTTATCGTGTCCTGCGATTCCTTATCCGCAAAGTAATAATTTACCCGCACATACTCCTCAACTTCCTGATCCTGCAGGTAGCTCCGCTCCGTTGTGCCAGTCCAGGAAGCAGTCATCTTATTGTTTGCAGTAAATCCGGTAAAAGAATAAGCCGTATCTTCAAAATCGGGGTTATCGATAGAGCCACCATTCAAAAGACCAGAAGTATCACCTGCCTGACAATAAGAAAGCATAGAAGATTCAGAATTAAATATCATAAGATCAGATGAAAATTCAGGATCCGTATTATAGGATTGAACGAAAAATGTACAAATATAATTATGCGCCCACTTCTTATTACTTTCTTGGTCAACATAATAAATATTAAAATAAGCTGATTCATCTTTGAAACCACTGGGAAAATTATAAGTAGATTTTGTATCGTTCTGATAAACTCTAACTTTTCCACTACCTGAATCATAATAAAAAAGTCTGAATATGCCAAAAGACGCATTTGTTTCAGTATCATATACAAAAGCATAAAATTTTTTATCAGTAAAATGCAGATAACCAGTAAAACATTCACGATAATTATTAGACGCAGTATTTGTATTTGAATACGAATATTTGTAATCACCCTTAAAGGTATTAAGAACAAAGCTGTTCGCTTCTGCTGCATGTACCGAAAGAGAACCAAACGTAATCAACATGATCAGGATAAAAATAAAAATTTCGAAAAGATGTTCTAAAATGTTACGAATCTTTTCTAAAGTTTCTTTTTTCATAAAAACCCTCACTTTCTTTTAAGTAAAAAAAATACCAGGTAGATTTTCTCTACCTGGTAAAGGTTCCAAGCTTGTCTTACTTCGCAGCACCCTTGGCGGATCTGAAGATTCTGAAACCTACAAATACCAGGGATGCAATCAGAAATACGTTAAGCGGGAAAATGGTGAACAGTCCACATACGGACTTAACCAGGTTAACCAGTTCAGTTACAAGAGCGGTGTCAATTACCGCCTCTGCAGCAGCTACCATAGGAGTTAGCATAAGCCATACCGTCCTTTCCGCATAATCTGTCAGATTGCGACTCTCACAAATATGCAATTTTTATATAATCAGCTAATTAAATACTAGGAGAATGGGGAGACCGGGTCTCCCCTGCACATAC